AATTGAAATTGGAACCACAACGATTTAGACAAATCTCTCATCCATTTTGCATGAAGAACTTTATTTTGAAAGCGTGTCTCAAAAGAACTGTGAAGCACAACCCCATTTAAATCTGCTTGTTTAGCATAGCCGAGCCTATCACTACCCCTAAGAAGAGCATCCCCTTGTACTGCATAAGTACCCCCTGTACCAGCCGCAGTAGCGTCACCGTCAAAACCAACTACCGAAGAAGTAATTTGTGTTATAAAGTGTGTACCGTCTAGATTTGCGCCGCTTAACAACTGTCCCTTTCGTACTCCCACATTAGTTAAGTTTATACTTGTGTTAGTAATCTGATGTGAAGAGCCATACGTTACGCTAGAATTCCCAGTAAAAGCCTTTGTATAAAAATATATACCTAAGTCTGTAGTTGCTCTTTCATCAGTATGGATAGTATAGAGTTTATGGTTGTCGTCATAACCAGTACCCCCAGCACCATGAGATTTTAATGTAGTTTCGTATATATTCCAATGGGGACCGCTAACAGAAGTTACCGTCATAGTATTAGGATAGGTACTATTATTTAATGAAATTTTATCTCCGGCTTTTAGTCCGGGGTCTGCATCTACTATAATATTAACATAACCATTCTTAGGGTCATTAAAGTGTGGAAAGAACTTTACAAAAATATTACTAATTCCTGTCTGAAGACTACCTTCTCCCTCATTTAAAAATCGATTTGTGTTATGCCAGTTTGGAGTATTAGCCATGTATTCACCAGCGTAGAGAACCTTTGGAGTATCACTAACATATGCCATATCACTTGCTAAAATATACATTTCTGACCCGCTTGTTGGTGATTGAAGAGTGTATGTACCATTATAATTTTCAGTATTTATTATCGTGACTGATTGGCCGGAAGCAACACCATGATTTCCAGCCATATTAATTACTGTATAGTCTGTACTACTAACTGTTTTTTGATAAATACCTTGTATTTTACATCCTTCGTATTCTAGTTCTAAAGAGTTAGGGCCATGCTCGTCTTCATTGTTATACATCTGTATAGGATGACCCGAACCTAACTGCATCCTAGAGTCACTTCTATCCGCGTAATTGTCATCTACATCAAAACCAATATTTTTATCTAGAATTTTTAAAGCCCTGATACCAAAGTTCATTAGTTCTTTGAATCCAGCAGCATCGTATAACCAATAAGCGGTACTACTACTTTCATCTGTTACTGCTTTCTGCCCTACTTCCCACAAAGGTATCTGAGTTGTTAAAAATGCAGAAGGCTCATTAAAGTCTAATTTAATTTCTCTTTGGTTTTTTATTTGTTTTATTCTAAAATTACTAATTAAACCTTTAAAAATCGGTCTGTCTCTTCTCTTAGTAGTTTCACTAGCAAATATTAAAACTTGCCAATCATGTGAATTTCTAATAACATCAGTTAATTTATTATAATAACTAGAGGCTTGGACACCATATGTTTGAGTAGCGCTCTCATATTGAGGGTCATCTAGTATAGAAATACTACCTCCCGACACTCCGTTACTGTTAAAATCTAAATCCAACTTGTTTAGTGGAGTTTCGTTAGAATCATGCTTTAAAGAATCGCTTAAATGATGCAAAAGACCCACCCTATCAAGCATTAAATACTGTATATAGTCTGTAGGAGAGTACGCACTACCACCAGTCTCCCCCGAAGAGAAGTCTCTAGCGTTCAAAGTCATTTCCCAACCATACATATTGGCTGCCGTTGGGCTGCCCGCAAGATTAAATGTAGCAGAAGTGTCTTCTGTTCCATTAATGAAAACCCTATATGTTCCGGCAGTATAATCTATCATAAAATCCATGTCAATCCAAGCATCATCATTTGAAAATGTTGTGGAATCTTCTCCGTAATAATCATAATCTAAAAGAGAGTTGTTGTAGAAATCAAGATTATAGGTTATTGCTGGTGTTCCTTCAAAGCCATCTGAATTTATTCTTCTACCGTTAGTTAGGTTACTTGTCGGTTTAGCAAACCCAACCCTAAACTGTAGAGTTGGAACTTCTTTACCTGTGCCGTCAGCACCGATAGCACCGACACCATGAGTTCTGTTAGTTCCGCGAAAAGACCTAACTGCTACTCTTGTACTAAATACATCTCCGTCTAAGTTACTATTCAAGGAACCTTCGTAATAAATCGTAGGTTTGTTAGCACCGCTAGTAGTCGCCGCGCGATAAGTTTGTATGCACAGGAAAGGCTGACCGGAGGGAGACTTGACTGGTGCAAATAATTTGATGTAGTTTTGCCCATTGACAGAGTTTGATACATCAGCAGCCTCCCCTACCCAAGTTCCAGTTAGATGTGCCTTTCTGAGAAACGTAGCACTAGAAACAGATGTAGGAGTACCAGCAACTTTGTTTAGTGTGTTGTAAGCGCTATACTCGTACATATTTTTTCGTCCATAAGTGGAGTCATCATCACCAGCACCCACGACATAGAAATTACTGGTCTTGTAACCATTACTAAAAAGTTGATATGCTTCGGACCCACTACCATTAAATTCATATTTGTTAGTATTGCTATTCCCATCTGGATATTGTAACTGTGCCTTTCCTCCCCACTTAGTAGCATCGTTTCTATTTTTATCATACCCTAACCAATCAGCAATAGCAGTATTTTTTAGATATTTATTACCAACTATAGAAAAGAAATTAGAACCTATACTTCTATCTCTATCAGCAAAAGACCAACGAAACCTAGGATTTAGGGTGGCTTCGCCATTAAGGGGATTTCCATAGTGAGAAGAGGTATGGTCATATGGCACAGTCTTAGAAGGTATGTTAAAATCACTTGGTACTGCTCTTGCCCCTGTGAAATCATCATAGTACCCGGCAAGCCAAGCGCCATATTTAGTATCAAATTTACGAACCATGTTATCAGGCGAAGACTATATTCCTCGACTTTCCACCCCTCTCTATCTCATCTAGAATTTCTGTCGCTACTTCTTGTGTGGTCATTCCATTAAAGTTGTTAGTCTGGATAACCTCTGTGTTTTGCACAAAGTTCTCTACACCAGCAACTTGTATTTGCTTAACCAAATCACCAGTCACATTACCAGCCTTAAATCCAAAGAACATCTCCTCTCTAGCCCCGGCAAACTCATCAAGCGCATCTTGCATCGAACCCATACCACTCATGTCCATCGCAGATACTAGGTCTATCTCTTTGGTTGCTACTGCCGTTTCTTCTAGTTTATCATTAAGGTCATCTAACTCACTCCCTGCATCCTTAGCGCCCAAACCAAACAAATTAAAGTGCTTGGCTGCTTGGAATGCTATCAACCCTACTATTGCAGTAATAATACTGTATCTTAGTAATTTACCAGAAGTTATTACCGCAGACTTACCTACATCATCAATATTTTCTCCGACCTTACCTAGATGTATCGCGGAATCTAAGGCAACTTCTCCCGTTTTGTTTATTTCATCCCCCATAGCCGCTACTGCTCTCATAGATTGGAAAGATTCTTTAGCCATAAAACCCATCTGTAAAGTAGTTAGCCCTAGAGAAATTTGTGCGAAATTAAAATCAGTACCGAACACTTTGTTGAACGTGTCTCCTAATAACATAACTGCCATATCAACACCCATTAAGATACCTGCGTATTTCATTGACTGCATACTCAAGGCTACTTGAGTTGTAGTAGATGTTTCTAATTGTCCTTCTAACGCGGCTTCTGCTGCTATTCTTTCCTTTACAGAACCAGTTACAGATTTGTTTGTACCAACTGCTTCTTTCTTCTCAAGTTCAGCCCTTTCTTCTGCTATTATTTCTTCTTTTATTGCCGCAATAGTTTCTTTTATAGAAAAAGTAAGTTCTTTTTGTGCTAACATCTGAGTCTCTAGGACAGTAGATAGTTCTTTTCTCTTGCTTTTTGAGATGTCCAAATTATGAAATTCTCTCTTACCAAGAGTTATCCCATTCTCCTTAGCCAGTCGTTCTCTTTCTAACAAAGCATTATTTCTTAGATTAACATCAGAAGAAACTCTACCGTATCTCCTAACGTTGGTAATTCTTTTGTTATCTTGAATTTCTAAATTCTCATACATCATCAACTCTTCTCTAAGGTCAGTTAATTTCTCACTCATCATTGATTTTTCGACATCTCTTTGTATTCTTGCTTTAGTAGTTCTATCAACTGCTGACGCGCCCGCCTGTAACTGTACGCCATTCAAAGCCCTTTGAATCATAATCATGGTCTGCATAGACACTATTGCGGCTTTCAAGTTAAGATTGAATGAGAAGAATGGTTGGAAGGTAGTAGACATTTTCTGCTGAAACGCGAATACTTCTCCTATTGCGCCACCAAGTTGAGGGAAGAAGTTTAACGCATCAAGTATCGCTTGGTTAAACTGGATTTGGTGTTGAGTAGCACGAACTTGGCCGGGAATCAACTTGTCTCCTATCTCAGCATTAACCCTTTCTAGGTTTGCTCTTGCTTCATTCATCTGATTTGAGTTAGACTCCATCATATCAGCAAGGAAACCTGTAGCCTCGCCAGCATCAGTAAATACCCTACCACTTCTTGCAGTTGCTTCAGCATTAAGTTCTATGGCTCTATCATACCCTTCTGCTAATTTAAGGAATCTCACATAGTGCAGATTACCTGCTACTTGCTGCGCTATTTGTTGCTTTTGACTTGCACCCATTTTCTTATATTTAGGGTCTAAATCTCCTAATATCTGAGATAACGGTCTTAGGTTTCCGTCTGCATCATGTGTAGCAACCCCCAAATTTCTCAACGCGGTTGCAGCGCCGTTAGTATCAGCACCAAGCCTCGCATAAATCATCCTCAATGCTCGACCAGCCTTACCTTGCTCTTCACCAGCCTCAATAAGAGTAGCCGACATAGCCGCCATAAATGCTATGCTTTCACCTGTTAGTCGAGCCTGTGAAGCAAACTCGTTCATAACGCGAGTAATCTTACCTAACGTAGCAGCCGATTTATCCTCAACTGAGTTTAGTTGGTTGATAACATCTGCCATCTCCCTTTCTACTTGTAGCCTCTTTTGTTCAGTAGTTAGAAGATTAAATGCAGACCTTTCTGTTTCTTCAAAAATGAAATTAGTCTGCTGCTGCAAGTTAATTAGTCTTTGCATGGCGTCTTCAGGAGACATATCACCTATCAAACCAAACGCAAGTGCCATTTCTGTTGCTTGGGGAATTACGTCGCTGCCGAAAATTCCTGATAACTGTGCCATCCTAGCACCAGCGTCTAGAGATTGGGTAGCAGTAAACCCAAACGCAGTACCTACATCCATAATCTCCTTGGTAATCCCTTCTTGGTCTGATGCTACGTCTAGGAACTTTTGGAATTCAATACTTGCTTTTTCTATTTCTGCTGAAAGTGGTACTGTAGCATCTACTACGGCTTGCATTTGTTCGGCTAAAGAGATACCTGCGTCTTCTAAACCACCAAGACCGTCCATGAAGATAGAGTTAAGAACAGTCATCTGTGCTTGAGCATCATCAAGCATCCTCGCTGCTTGGAATGTGCCTATGACGTTAAAGAAAACCCTTGGTGCGCCTATACGAGCCATAGTCTATTCATCTCCACTCACTTTCCTTACAGGTACACCTGCTTTCTCTACGGTACTAAAGAAGTCATCGGTGTTGCTTAAATATTCCTTGCGTCGTTGGTTACGTCTTGCTACCATAGCATTAGCATCATCTGCCGTAGGTTTCTTTGAACCGGCCTGTTTTGTGGCCTCATTGATACGAGTATTCATTTCATTTGCTACTTCTAAATCGAGAGTCATACGGTCAAAACCGTCCTTACGGTCATACCTGTCCCACAAATCTGAGGGAAGCACCCCCTTAAAAGCCATGCAAAGAGAGGGCGCTACTCTTGCGAAGACTCCAAAGGGATTGCACCTTCCTCGGTATCTCCTCTACAGAAACTAAGTACCCTCATCAACTCGTCGCTTTCTAAGTCATCAATGGTCAGTCCTTCACTTATAATACAGTCGGGAAGCCATTGTTCTACTTGTGCTTCAAGACCAGCCTCCGCTGCATCTAGACCGTCAGCAAATTCCTCATGTTGCTCAGGCGTCCATTCTGTCGGGTCACCAAAGTGCCTAAACTGTCTAAAGACTCTTGCTTGCTTTGCTTCAATCTTTAGTTTCTTGCGTCCTGATACCTGTTTTACAAGCATCGTACTTCCATCATTCAATTCAATTTCTTTTGTCGCTACTGGCATATTTCTTCACTCTACTCTCTTTTATAGGCACTTCGGCCTCACTTATTAGACGGATAGACCCGTCCTCGTTAATCTCCCACACCCCTAGAGTGTTTGTAAAGGTTTTCATACTATTACTCTTCTTTCTTCTTAGAAGCAGCCTTCTTCTTAGGTGCTGCTTTCTTTGCTTCTGGTTGTGTCTTTAGTTTACCTTCTATTGTTACCATTCAATCACCCTAATATGAAGAGTCCTGTATGTGAGAACCGCTGCCTGTCATCTTACATTGGATAGCCTTTGCTGCTCCGTTGGTTGTAGCATCATAGAAGGCTTGGAACCCTACAGACATTCTGTTGGGGTCACGACCACTAACTGATGCTTCGGGGGCTTCAAATCGCACGTTAAAGAACTCAAACTCAATCTTGTCAGTTAGAGCGCCCTCACTCTTGAAAATTACCTTAAGGGCTGGTTTACCAGCACCCGACTGAATCTTGTGGACTGCATCTCCGGTTAGTTGGTCGTAGGTAGGCTCGTTCACATAGTCAGTAATGTCGCTATAGATAACTTCGTTGAACTCCATAGTTCCGGTAATCTCCCTGAGTGTGGTTGGGGGTGCGCGCCCGAATGACCTGCTCCCTACGGCGTAAGCCGAGTCTAGGTCACGGTTAATGTTTATCTCAAAGGAAATCTGCTGCACCTTCACGGTCTTGCTTGCGTTGTCATCGAAATAAACTTCTGCGTCGGAGAAGTGGAGGGCGTCTGTCGCTAGACCTGCGAAATCAACGTCTGTCCTTAGAGTTGAAGTAGACTCTTCGTTCTTACCTACGAAGTCCACAGAAGCCATCACATACTCGTTTAGGTTAGCAGACATAGAGAGTTTGGAAGCCACCATACCCGTAAAGGTGTGTTCCCTATCTCCCCTACCGACCCTCATCGTGTAGGATGGGTAAGCGTGAGTTGTTAGGACTGGCTCGTTGAAAACGTGCTTCCTTGCTGCGCCCATAGTTGGGGTTAGTGTTGCGTTAGTTCCTCCATGTTGAGCGCTGGCGATTGTGGGTGCGCCGGAATATCCCTTTCCGGGGTTTGTCACATGGGCTTCGGTAATTTTACCACCCGCAACTGTGAGAATTACTTCTGCCTTTTCTGTAGCGCCTGTGTGATTACCACCGCTTAGAACTGCAACGTGAGTACCGTTGTTATATCCGGTGTTTGTTCCGGTTATTGCTACACTATCGAGGAAAGCAGAGCCTTCCTCTGTTGCTGGTAGGAAGGCGTGTAGAATCTTACCCATGAAGTCGTCAGGCTGGACGGCTAGGTTTATAGTACCCTCACCGTACTGGGTGCTTGTAACTGCCTTCGATGCGACCTGTCGGCTCATGTCTGAGCGAGTAAGTAGGTCGAAAGTCTGCTTCATCGACTCGTCATCTGCCTCTCCGTAAGTGACTCCGTTAGACTCGCCACCACCTAGGGTGAAAATAAATGCTGCGTTGCCGTCACCTGCGCCCGCGCCGGGAACATCTAGGGTTAGTGCGTCACCTGAACCAGTAGGGTCATAGCCCTGTCCGTGATTAGTGATAGTCCAACCTGCTGCGCCGTTTACGGGGAAAGCCCCACCTGATACGACTACTGTTCCAGTCGCGCCATATCCGCCGCCCTCAGTATCAGTCTTGGATGTACCAAGAGTCCAAGTGTGCGTTCCGTTGGTGTAAGTAGCGCCCGCAGTTCCTTGTCCTGACGAAGCGTTAATACCCGTAATAACCCCCGGTTCCTTACCGTATGAGTCTTCTCTTTCTAATGCAATATACCTGTTTGTCCAATCAACGCCCATGTTAGATACCTCTATATGCTTGCTCTACGCCGTAAGTGTGCTATAAATATTTATCTTCGCGTCATCTTAATCCTACGTCTATATGTGAGAGTGAGTTGATGCGTACAGATAATATCGTCGTCATCTAGCCTAGTATCTAGTTTTACTTGATGAGCATCTAGGCTATCAGTAGTACCACTTAAACCAGTATTAGTGTATAGTTCATCGAAGACTTCACCCATGATATTCAAGCCTAGCATATACGCATTTTCATAATTAGTACCCTTTGTAGTCACATATATGTCAATGTCATATAATTGCGTTATAGATGAGCCGGACAGGGCATCGAACTCAGGAGAACCTATCCTATCAATGTAAACGTGGATGAATGGTGCTACCAATCTTCTTACATTATCAGTAGATAAATCGTAGGCAAAAATGATATTTCCATCATCTACCTGTGTTTTGAGATAAGGTCTGTTGCTACTCTTTAGTTGGTCTATTAAACCCAAAGCCATTCTAATATGGATGTCCTGTGCAAAATCAGATTTCATCAGTTCTCTTGGGCTAAACGCACCATATTTAGAATAATACACACTATGCCACTTTACATTTCCGCTGGTATTACCCCAAGCAACAGTATTATCACTACTGCTTACTGCGGTTATGGAGAGGAAGTCATCAACTGCGTCATCATTCTCTATAATTTCGTGACGGTAGCACTTTACTGCACCACTAGATGCTAAAGTTAATCTTATAATAATAGGAACTGAATCAGTCTCAGAAGCAGACAAATCTAAATCGGAAAATGTAGCGGTAGTAGCACCTACTATTTTAAGACCCGTATTAGTGCCGTTAGACTTGACATCAACGCGATGAGAGCCGTTTGCTAGGGTAAGTAGTACCGCGTCGTCTGACGGGGCCGTAGCGTACTCTAAACAGGCAACAATAGTCAAGTCGTTATCGGCAGCATCAGGAGTAATACTATATGTGCTATTAGTAATAACATAACTACTGTCTACAGTTGAACCACCACTACCAGTCCAAGATTCGTTGCTATTACCACCGGGATTAGACGGGTCTATCCCAGTCATCCTAGCGTTCCAAAACTGATTCTTTGTTGCTATTGCTATAATATCACCTCAACCTAATAATGTTCCTTGGTCTGTGTCTTCCGCTGATTGCTGCCGTGTTTTCCCAACCCTTAACAATTCCCTCTGCTACTTTCTTAGCGATATTATTTTCTATGTTTTCCATACTCTTCTCCAAAAATGCAGGCTCGTATGGTACTTCGTCTGAGACAAAACCCGGCTTAATTGGGTACTTAAAGGTAACAGGAGTGTTTTTACTGTTTCCTCCCCACCAGACTTCTTTGGGCCTAGGGTTGATAGAGTATAAACCCGGTTGTTCTGTGGGTTTAACAGGCTTACCTTCGGGCTTACCTTCCGCTAAATAGATACCCAAGTCCATACCCCTGCTACCAATAGCAGGCTCATCAATAGCACCAATAGAAAGTGTATTGTATTCATCCTCTTTAGTAGCAGACTCTAACCTAAAGTTTACAACCTGTGCTACCTTTCGTCCTATCCTACCTTTTCCTTGTAATCTTTTCTTCATATCTATTATTTCTGTACGGCCTATTTTCTTAAGAATTTGATTTACTTCTTTTTCCTGTTCCCCTTTAAAAATATCAAGGAGTTTCTGAGTATCAATTTTTAGTTGTCTACCTGCTGCGGTCTGGTCTGTTATAGCACCACCCCCTAAACAACCCCAAGGTGGGCAAGTCTCTTTAGATTGATAGTGCCTCTTTCTCTCATAACCGCACCTCCTGTTTCACTCAATATTGTTCCACCTTCATCCTCCATGTAAAATGCTGCGGCTATATCAGCACATACTTCTCGGAGAATATGAGCCATATCTCCCTCTTGAACTGTCACATCATCTAAGTGGTCTGCGGAAACGCCAGTAACCCCTGTTAGTTGATTTGTGCTTTTACCAGTCCACTTAAAGGCGTCACCATCTATGTTACCACTACCCGCGCTACTAAAACTACCGGCGTTAGTAAGATTTACTACAGTAGCACCAGCAGATACCGCACCATCTAATGTAGTCTGTGCGGTTTCTCTAGTAGGGGCATCTCTACCGTAATCCCTAAACTCTTGTTCTATTTCAATAGATGCTCGGCGTATAGCCACATTTATCTTAGAAGACGCTTGAGTCCTTTGGGCGTTATTTAGCCCTAATCTTGAGCCGACATCATTTGAAGAACAATAATACACCATTTACTATCACCATTATCACTATTGCGTAAAGCATACGCTTCTGTGTTTGTTTGTAAGCCTTGAGTGATTCTTCAAGGTTATTCAACCTATCGGATTGATTTGTTATTCTCGCTTCACACCAATTAAACCAAGCGGGGGCCATTCTCCCGGTCATTGGGCTTCCTCAAGGCGAGCAACTAGGTCGGCTTTCTTGCCGCCAACTGGAAGTCCCTTTTCCTTGAGCATAGCCTTTAACTCGGCCACATTGTATTTATCGTAAGCCTCCTCAAGAACCTCTAAGTGTTCCTCGGCTTCTTCTAATTTATCCTTTGTTTCATCTACTGCGTCTAGCAATTCATCAAGAGTAATCTTGCCGTCTGCCATCATTGATTTGTATTTCTGGTATCCCCATGCTGCTAGAGCAAGAAGCGCACCACCTGCTACTAGCACCATCTCGATGTCATCTAGTAGGCCGGAAGAAGCCTCTACGCAATCTGCGATGCAATCTCCTACTGTTGTATTATTTTCGCTCATTTTTCTCACCTATCATATATTATTTGCCTAACCGCTGACATTGGGATTACTGTAAAGTGCCTTTCCTCGCCGGGGCGATATATCTTGTAGCCATGCGGTGTCTCTTCAATGTTTACCTTAGTGTAGGACTTCTCAGGGGCTTGATAAACTATTTTTCCTAGTCTCTTTTCCACCATAAAACCACACTACCACTACTGTTTAACGGATAATCGCACCAATTTTTTTCAAAATCCATCGTGCAAATCCGTCCACATCAGTCATCTGACTCTTCCTCAGCCTCGTCTTCACTAGGCTCAAGAGTCATGTCAGCATTTCTGTTGGCAACCTGTTGTGATATTTCAGCAATATCGCGCTTTAGACCATTCAGTACACCATCAATGTCATTGATAGCCTTCTCCATTAGCCTTAGCCAAACCAAACGGTCTGACGCAACCTGCCTCATCATCTCTACTTCACTCATCTCTTCGCTCATACCTCTCGTACTAAGCAAGTCTATTTAAGAGTTATGTCATCCAAGAAGGCTTTGTAGGAAAGTTAGTGTGTGCTTCTTCTGGTGTGTCGTAGTCGTTTGGTAGATTTAAAAGTGCTTGTCTGTACTCTGCTAGTTCAGTCTGTTGAGTGGTTGAGAGACTGTTGTATAGCAGCACTCCTTGATAAATATCTACCTTCTTCAAACTCCTCATTCTTCGCCCTCTCAGTTCATCCCAAGCAAAACTAATATGACCGTTTGCATCATACTCCTTATGTCCCGGTCCTACATTGTAATGTACTGTCACATTTGTTGTTTCTTCTTCTGTCATTTAATCACCTAACTAATCATACTGTAATAAATATCTACTATGTAATCACCCATGTTATAAGCACCTGAGTTCCTTCTGACAGACATGGTATCACCAGCATTGTATGTTGCACTTAACCCTGTAACTGTGTAGGAATGTGCGGTTGCGTTTGTGTTCTCTGAGTTCTGCCTAGTGAAGTCCTCCATATCATAAGTGAGGTCCGTCAGAGTTCCTTGCCCTGCATCCCCATTTGCGAATATCCTCAAGACTTGAGCGTCTGCTTTGTTAGCATGAGTAGCGAGTACGACACCATTAGTTCTAATCTGTACTGCTCTTATCGTAATATTTGTTGGTATGGTTATATTACTAAACCCTGCCTCATCGTCATCGAAGGTAAGACTACTAAGTCCTGCACCGCCACCTGCGGCAGTCCCGTAATCTAACTTACCAAATCTCATCATACTCCAAGTATTCCATCCTTTTGTTGAAGAAGTAGTTTCAATTCCACCAGCGAATACGACATCACCATCAGAAGCAAACCTCACTCGTTCCGTTCCATCATCCTTGAAGATAAGCGAGCCTGTATCACCAACACGGAAGTCCCAACCATTTGCCGCGTTAGTGGGATTTTGAAGTCTCAATTGAGGATTGGTTGTCTCTTCCACGACTAATTTGTAAGAGCCGGGACTCGTAGTGCCTATCCCTACATTACTTCCGTTGATTACCATCTTGGAGTTTGCACCACTATTATTTCCTGTACCGAATGCAAGAACGGAATCATCAGTCCATAGATTACCCCAAGCATTTCCACCACCAATAAAGACAGAAACATTACTCGCTCTCTCAAACTTAGCAATAGCCCCGCTATCACCGCTTGCTACTTTAACGTGCAAAGTCTCATCGGGGCTTACCTCTCCTATTCCGACATTACCTGTGTCAGACTTTATTGTAATTCTATCTTCTGTGCCGTTTTCCGTAGCGAGGACTAAATCTTCGGTAGAATAGGAAGAAATAGTGAAGGCACCGCCGGTGGTATCTCCACCGTCTATTACTATAGGTTTATTGAAGTAAAACTTACCTCTGTCTGTGGTAAAGTGTGACCAACTTGTATTAGCCGGACCTACTCTAACATATCCAGAATCAGTAACGACATTTAGATAACTTGGAGTATCAATAATAATATCATTACCACCTAATGACTTCTTTCCTATCGTAAGGTCTTGATTAGCCACCGAATAGATACTACTGGTAAAGTCAAACACTAGGTCTACGGCTTGTGTCCCATCTCCAACGTGTATGTCTTGTGTAATATCCCCTATGGCTATGTTTCCAGTTGATGTGATATTTAGATTGCCGCTGCCATCTAACTCTATCTTACCGTCAATGTTACCACTACCGTCTTTAAACTCAATCTTACGAGAGGCGGGAGTAATCAACACATCATCTGACATTATACCGTACCTCCCCATCTTCTATAGACTGCACCATGACTTGTACCATATCTTACCGCATTCCTAGAAGTATCAGTTGAATTTCCATGTAGCATATCTCTATGTACCGGCATATTATCAAAATATATTTCTAGTGGTTTCATATAAAAACCTTCGCGTGCATCAGAAGAATGAGTGCCTACACCAGCGGTTAAAGTTCTACCAAATGCAACTGGGTCTATTGTTAAATCAATTGTTTGGTAGCCTGTGTTACTTTCAAAGGATGCAAAATTTTGCCCTACACTTAAAACAGAATTAAGACTAGCGCCCTCATTATTTCCGCCCCACGGGTCGCCACCATCTACACTAAAATCTTCAAAAAGATTAGGTGTATGAATAAACGCATTGGGTTCTGTACCCGCAAAACCAGTAGTGGGTTTACATTGGAATCTAACCCTAACAGTAGTATTAGCGGGAACATAGAAAAACTCTTTTACGGTTGCTCTTGCGCCGTTTGAGTGGAAATCTCTATTTATTAGATAAGCGCCTTCTTCTGGAATCCAAATGTATCTTATATAAACACCATAACTAATTACATTATCATACTCAAAATCTGCTTCAATAACCCTAGCAATTGCATTTTGACTGTTATAACCTTGACGCCCTGCATATGAGGAACCAGATTGCCTAAGTGTACCAATCCTACTTGTGTATTCTATAGGTCTAAAGCGTGAGTTAAGAATAGTAAAATCACCATGTCCAACTTCACTCATATACGGCCCCTCAAATAGAGAGTCTTTTACATCTATCTTCCACATATTTCCAGAATAACCAGTATGTCTATTTATTCTTATTGGGTCGGTGTTTATGACATTCATTATAATATCATGCGTTCCTCTACCCGGATTGTAGACTGGTTCGTAATAGATGCCTCTTCCACCACCTCTATTACCATAACAATAACCAACTTCGTGATTATAGTGTGTACCTTGAATACGAAAACACCTATTGCTATTCTGAATAGCAAAACAATTGTAAATTCTTTGGCTTGGGTCCCAATGTATAGTAAAGCCATCTTGACCGTTACTTGTTGTGCAGGCTCTAAAACAAGAGTTTCTAGCATCATAACCCCACATACCAGAGTAGTCTCGTCTACCGTTTCCGTTTATCATAACAGTACATCCTTCTATCCACGGCTCAGTAGACATAGGCTGATAATTACCAGCAAGAGGTTGTTCGGGAGTAATCGGTAAGTCATTAGTGCTAAAATAACCCCTGATTGTGAAACCAGAATAGAAGTTACTGTTGTTGTTTCCTACTTTGTTAAAGAAGACATCCTTCAACACCAACGACCTGTTGTAGTTGCTGCTATAGTGTTCTGCGTAGAAGAAGCCTATGTTACTGGAATCTGCTATGCCACCGGCTACTCCAACTTCTATATCTCTAGTAAGTCTTGTGACAACTGCCCCTATAGGTACAGTATAGCCTATCTGCGCCGTAAGAGTTAGTGTGTTGCTACTTCTGCTTTGGACAACGTGCCTAGTCTCATAATTGTTCCAATTCCTGTTGCTTGTGCTACCTGCGGTTTGCAAAGGACACTCTATGACGATTATGTCATCTTGCTCAAACTTCTCATCCTGTGCGACTGTAATTGTAGTATCAGTAGCGGCCCTAGCAACGGTAGTCACAGTAGCGCATTTTCTCACTCGGCTACCATTTCTGTGTGGTTTTTCAAAGCCCGTTTTGTAGACAAACGTTCCCGCTGCATTTGTACCTGCAATAGAGTAAGCATTAGAAGCATGGTCGTGAACTATTAAAGTCATTATATTAGTATTATAATTTATTGTTCCTATCTTAGCAACGTTTATGTTTTGTCCCGTTCCCCAAATAATTTTTTCTCCTACTCTAAAAACTTTAGAATTAGTCACTTCTATTTGCGATGCCGAGGTTACTTGGTCTTCTGCTAAAGTTACATCATCCGGTCCTACAAAGTGACGGAAGTAAATATCGTTATTGTTTACAGAGTGAATCCACACACCCTCGTCTTCATACCTAGAATGGTCATAGTCTCCTTCGGTACTTGTGTTGTCAAGAGCGTAAAGACATATCCACTCGCCTGCTGCAAACTTGCTTGCATCTACCGCATCTATCTTAATATCACCTATGTTAGCCGCCACATCAGTCTTAGTAGTAGGCATACCGTCTGAGCCTTGTGCTATGTAGTGTGCAGTAGTTACGTTTTCCATCCATAAGCCATGAGTTGCATTGTCGTCCCCTTCAAAATAAATTTTAGAACCGGATTTTTGCCACAATGTACCATTGATTGATAGCCTACCTGCTATAGTCATAAGGGCCTCATGGATTAAAATACCCCCAGCATTAATAGTAACATCACGAATTGTATTAACTAGGGCTTGGTCGAATGTAACGGTGTGTCCGTCTGCTATAACGGCGGTATCAGTACCGGCACTAGGAGTACCACCGCCTCCCCAAGTGGCAGCATTGTCCCAATCTCCGGTCTGTGTGCTTGTAAACGCCGTCATTCGTATTCCACCACCAATTTATCTACGTCCTTCCTCTCAGCCTGTATGAAGTAGAAGTATTCCAAGTGCTTGCCCCTAGACTTAGCGGCGATTCGCACCTTCCCATTACTAATGCTACGCACAAAGAGTTCTTGAGGGTTTCCTATAGCCGTGAGTTGCACCGTGATACTATCCTCATCCACAAGCCCCTCCCAATAATCGGGTAGGTGTATAGTGCCGGAGTTATTTTTACCTCTAATGTAAACGGCGTGTTCCGGTCCTTCCAGAGAACCGTGATGCAATCTCTTGCCTTCTTTCGTTGGGTGTTCTATGTCGAAAGACTTCGTAGCGGCTGAGAATGCACCTGCTACTGTGACATTACCATTAGCCGCAATTGTCAGTCTATCAGTTCCGGCAGTTTGGTATGTCTGAGTATTATTACCGAAGATTAGTCTGTTTTGGCCGGTTTGCCCTGCGTGTGCTAAGGCGTAAGCAACCGCAAGGCTACCCTCAACGTGTAATTCGGTTTCGGGAGTAGTAGTGCCTATTCCCATTCTACCATTGACGTATGCAAGGTTGTATGCTAGATTACTGTCGGAATCAGAACTTCCGCCTCTGAGTCGAAGAACCTCTTCAAGAGTAAATACCGAACTAGGACTCGCACCATCCGCGTCATTGGTGTCGCAATAAAATGACATCTGCCCTTCATTGACAAGG